GAATAGTAGCATCGTAAGCTTCAACAGTCACACCAATATTAGCGTCTTTAAGAATAGTAGCATCGTAAGCTTCAACAGTCACACCAATATTAGCGTCTTTAAGAATAGTAGCATCGTAAGCTTGTACATTAACACCAATATTAGCGTCTTTAAGAATAGTAGCATCGTAAGCTTCAACAGTCACACCGATGTCTGCATCATTTAGAATGGTTGCATCGTAAGCTTGGACATTAGCACCGATGTCTGCGTCTTTAAGAATAGTAGCATCGTAAGCCTGAACTGTAACGCCAATATCAGCGTCTTTAAGGATAGTCGCATCGGCTGGCTCAAAGACACCATCGTGGTTGTGACCTTCTGCAGCAACTGTAACGCCAATATCAGCGTCTTTAAGGATAGTCGCATCGGCTGGCTCAAAGACACCGTCATGATTATGTGAAACATCAGCCTTAGTAGCTAGAGCAATATTTACTTCTGCTTTAGAGTATACATCAGAGAAAATGTTATATGGAACAAGCTCTCCGGTGGTCTCATTATAAGCGATAACATCACCGTCGTTAATACTAGCAACATCAACATCTGTTAGTGATGTAAATGCTAAGTTGATGTCTTCATTTTCCCATACACCTAGTGTAGAGTTATACTTAATAACTTGATTGTTAGAGGGGACAGCAATAGCAACATCACCAAGATCGTCGATAGCGATAGCCTCACCAACAATAGCTGAGATTGAACTGAGATCGAGATTATGCGTTGCTACTACAGTACCTGCTGAGTCTGATACATCTACATATAATACATTACCTACAACATAAACATCAGAGATACTATCACCTTTAGTGCCCTGTCCACCTGTGCGGGAAAGGGATACTGTTTGAGTTGTCTGAGTGAGAGACGCAGAGATGCTGTTAGCACCTACTGTAATTGAATATTTGTCGGCCATTGTTATACCTCCTCAGAGGGGCTATAAACTACTTCCACTAGACCCCGGAAAGGCTTCCATACTTGCTGTGAGTCACCAGCACCTATGTCACGAACTTCAAGACCAATCCAGCCATAAGAGGGGGAATTAGGTGAAGGTTGTGTAGTCCAGCTATCAATAAGGTCTTCAGGGATTACGATTTTAAAAGTATTATCAGTAACATCAGCATCAATGATAGGTAATGTAGTAACTACACCGCTGGATTTAATGTCAACAGGATAACCATCTGTATCAAGAGTTCCTAACATATCAGCTTCTACTACTTTAGCTGTGAGAGTATAGCTGGTTAGGTTTGTAAGCCAGCCAAGAGTAATATCTAGCTGTATTTGTTCACCTTCAACAATTGATACAAGTACTGCACCATTGTCTTTAATTAGGTCTTTGGACCTTGAGTTAATTTTTGAACGTGCCATCTATTTATGCCTTTCTCCGACCCTCGGGTGGGATTTAAGTTTGTTTTTGTTTTTGTTTAGAAGCCAAATCCCTTAGTGACTACTTTAGAGCCAGCACGGATAGGCCATATATACTCTACCGCATAACGTAAAGCATCAGTCCAGTGTTCCACACCTTCTTTCTTACAGATAGTAGCAAGGTTAGGATTGCTCTCCACCCACTGAGTACGCTCTAGAGACTTGATGGTGTTGACACACCGAGGGTGTACATAGATGTCTATATCACCATTAGCATTCTTGAACTTCTTGTTAACAGCAGCCACCGAGTCAATGATAGGTGGTGCTTTACTATGAGCACGAGTTACAATCTTATAAGATTCTAGAATACTAAAGTCAGTACGACCAACAGCAGCAGAACTCTTACGAGCCTTACCAGCCGGGTCTGGGTAGCTGATAATGCGATGGCCCCTGTACTTGTCTGTTAGTGCCCTTGATAGTGTCTCCGTATCAGGGTGCCCTTGCATCTCATCAATGATGTGCATTTGGTTACCACGGATAGCAAAGACAACTGAAGCCATAATACCTACGTTGAAGTCAATAGCTACATGAACATCTTCACCAGCATCAAACTGAGGGAGAGTATCATCGATATGTTCTTTACGATTAAAGCAATAGAATACGTTATTACCAGAATCCTCAAAGCTAGCGGTATATTCCCTAGCAAACTTTAGAGGGTCTAGTGTTAGCTTAACTCTTTCAATTTCTTCTTCATCGAGGTACGGTGAATCGTGGTAAGTGTAGTGGTAGCTCTTCCAATCTTTGTCAATCTCTTGTCTGTTAAACATTTCCCAGAAATAATCATAGCCCATTGGAGTACTAATTATAAGCGCTCTACCGGGGCTAGCTCCATAGGCTTTAGAGTTCTTACGTGACCAACGAGTAGACACACAAGGCTGAATGATAGACTCCCAAGATTCCTTAAGGTTATACCAGCACCCTTCCAAGAGCACACTTCATCTGCCACCACAAAGTACTGACCAGTACCCCGCATACGCTCTGAAGCCTCATACGACCAAATCTTTAGTTGTACGTTACCGGGGAACCAGAAGGTACCTGCAGCCCTAGAGGCTTTATCAGCGAACCCCTCCATACCCAACTGGTAGGCAAGTAGTGGGTAGTAAATATCAACAGCTTGTGAGTAGGTGGGGGCGATAATCGCTACATTTTTGTTGGGAACATCATCAGGTAAATCCATAAGTTCTTGGACAGCCAACATAGCAGCTGTAGCAGCAAGATAAGACTTACCGAAGCCCCGTGAGGCACATACAACAGCGTATCTATTATTCTCTTCAACAAACAAATCGTTGATAATCTCTGATTGTCCTTCGTGAAGACTAATATCTGTCATTTAAACGTTTCCTAACTATGGTGCAGTGAAGCCGGGGTTTAGCTGCTCTACACCGACCACCTTACAGAAGTCTGCCAAGAAAGATGCAGCTACTTGATAGGGCTCATAGGCTTCAATGAGGTGCTCATAGAAGTGTTCGTTGTTGATAACAGTCTTGGCACGATACATCTCGTGGCCATTCTCTAGGTGCTGTTCAACACGGATTGAGTAGGTATTCACAAGTGTTGCGTAAAACTTGTTAGTAGCGTCTGTGATGCTGATTGCATCGATTTCTAGTGTCTGTTCGCCGTAACCTTGTACGGTATAAATAAGTCTGTACATTGATAACTCCTTGATATTATCGTCTCTATTTGAATATATGTATTTGCTAAGATGGCTGGAGAGGATCATATTAGAATCCTCAGACCATGTATTGTTTGCTATCCAGTGAGCCATTTGTATTTGTTTTAATAGTGCCTTGTTCTTTACGAACTTGTTGTCTAGTAAATAAATCATGAAGGGGGCCCCGCTATTAGATAACTAATTTGGGAGTTAGAACCAAGACCACCGCCGCCATAAGCAAGAGTTCCCCAAGTATTGCCATCGTAAAACTCCCTAAAAGCGAAGCCTCCTTGGGACGCATATATTTTGATGGCGTCGTTGTCTAAGGTCGGCTTGGGGTAAAGCCCAACATTGCAGTAAGCATAGTAAGGGCTGAAACACTCACTATTAGTAATATAATCTGTACTGGTGTCCACAACATCTTGGAATGCGGGGCCCACCCCTCCAAAGCTAGATGCTACACCTGTTTCTACTGTTTGACCCCAAGCTTTAACACGAACATACTTCTTATCGCTCCTGTACACGGTTCTCCCAGAGCCATCAAAGACAGCAGCACCATATGTATTTATAACAGGGTTGATTGTGGAAGAAGGTCTAGCAACGTAGTAGGGGATGCTTGCAGGGTTCGATCCGGGGTTCCCCTTAAATGAATGCTTGACCTCCGATTGAATCAAAAATCTATTACCTAGTCTCTGGGCAATATAGCTTATATTGTTGTCAAGAAAGGGAGTTATCTTGATAAAGAGAATTGCATCGCTTGCCCAAACAGAAGGCATATCATAGATATAGAAATACCAATTCGTACCGCTTGAGACTTGGGTGATCATAGGCATTGAACCCTCTGCTACAATCTCTAAGTTTCTGTAATCAGCATCAATAACAGTTCTACCGCTCTGATTTGAGACAGTTGTAATACCATAGCTCATGAACCGAATCCTATAATAAAACTACCAGAACAGTCATTCGTGTTGATTGTAAGGGTTGTACCAGAAAAGGAATAATCGAAGGTATTAAAGGTAAAATTAGTGGAGCTAGATGTATTGTTACCAAGATGCAACAAATAACCCTCTCTTGTATCGAAATCAGGGACTGAAAGGTTGTAGGTAGTATTCGACAATGAACTCAGTACTTGAACCACCCTAGGAATCCTAGTAGCGCCTGCGGTGAGTGTTCCGATTTGGTCATAGAATTCGATTCCATGTGACATGATAAGACTCCTGTATTAAACTAGCAGCCCCTTTACAAGTAGTACATCGAAGGAGGCTGTGATTCTTGAATTATTTGTTCTGACAAAGGCACGCAAGTCCAAGTCACATTTCTCCGGGATTGGGAATGGGAACGTTGGCTTGAACTGATAAGGTGACCCGGAAGTAACTTCCAGTGTATGGTTAACACGGAAAGGAACAATATAACCCGGGTAGTCATAATTATAAAAGCGGACCATAAAGTCCACAGAGGCGTCACCGCGCGCTTCTACCGAGCAGATACCTTGGGTGATATAAGCAGTGTAACCAGCTGGGACTGTGTAGACAGCCATAAGTGTTTGAGAATTACCTGCTGAGATACGAGCCACTACAGTAGAAGCAGCAGTGAAGTTAATATCTGCAACATTAGGCTCGTCCAGCATAAATGCACGGTACACTCGTTTATAGGTAGCTGAAGTAACATAAGGGGTTGTGCTGTTTAGTATAATGTTTTCTCGAACAATATCATAATTTGTATCGAGACTGTAAAGCACCAATGTTTTACCATTATCAGCAGGGTCGCAAGTAATAGTGATAGCCTGAGGAGTATCAAAAACACCCCAAGGGTAAACAGTATCATTAATATCCCAGATAGTACCTTGAGTATTTGAAGTCATAGAAGGAGCAGCACCAAACTTATGTACCCAACTGTGACCTGCAACCTCTCCTTGAGCTACTTTGAGATAGAAGTTCTCAGACATCTCTTGAGAGTTGGTTAGACGAATAGTCATTCTTTCTTATCCCTTTTCTTTAGATTAAGTTTAACAGCAATTGGTTTATTAGTAGATACCTCTGTTTCAATCTTCTCAGGTACCTGACGATAGCCATACCTCATAAGGTTGTTAATGATTTGAGACTGAGTAGCTAACAACTGAGCATAAGCACCAGAGCCCACCCTGACAGAACCATCTTGTAGAGCTTCCTGGATTTCATTATACTTCTCAACCATCATCTCAATAGGACAGAATCCTAGCTCCTCCAGCTTCTTAACAGAGTCTTGTGAGTAAATATTCCGGGATCCTTTTGGACGACCTTGACCCTTTAGGCGACCAAGGGAGTCACGCTCTTGGACATCCCCTAGAGCTTTTTCGGGTTTATCGTTGGACATAGTTTCTCCATAGTTTTTATGTTGAAAAAATTTAAATATTATTTGTAAATTTTTCTTAGGTTTATAAGAAAGCCTTTGAAAACTATAAGAAATTATTTCCTAGTATAATCAATGACTTCCTTGTTTATTCTTTTTCATTTTCCCCAAGAGCCACAGATATACGCTTCTCAAGCATACAGATATGCGACTTTAGGATTTCATTTTCCTGCATTAAGATTTCAACCTGCCTTTTAAGTGAGTCTACAGTGTCAGTGTAAGATTGTTTGCTAAGAGCCATAGAGCGGAAAAGCCCAAGGATACCAGCAGAGACGACTATAACAAAAAGTCCAAGTCCAGCGGGAAGTAAATCAAGCCAAGTATTCAGTGACACCTTGTTTGTTCTCCCTAGTTTCTTTCCACTTATTCCAGACAAACCCATAGATATAGAAGTTGAATAGTACAAATGGCATTGATGCAGCTGTTGCTAAGTTCCATGACATCACGTTAACATAACTATAGATAGCTAGGGTGAGCCAGAAGGAAGCCGAGGATAAAGTAAAGACCATGCGTTGAGACACACTACGATAAAGTAATTGGCAGATACCAAGTACAGCAGCCATCCATGCCCAAAGAACCGGCGTGATAAAGAACACTTCAATGTTCTGGAAGGCGTTACCAAAAAGTAATGTATAAGCAACCAATAAGAGACCTAAACCAGAAGCTTGTTCAACACCTCTACCATAAGGGGCTTTAACTTCTGTGTTATCTTTACTTGATGCAAACTCAAAGATAACATCATTTATTTTGTTGAAAATAGAGTCCATAGAAATACAACCATCGTACTTGTGTTAAAAATGAACCATAAGGCATTTGCCCAATCACGTCCCCACTCATCTCCAGACAACCAAGCAGAGAACCATGAAGATTGTGCTAGGATGTATATGAGAGTGGCGCTAATGATAAGAACACTTATGGGACGAGAGAAGCTAAGTTTTGTAGCTCCAAGGAGAACCACAAGTGTGGCCAGAATGAAAGGGATAACATCTACTAGGTGTAGTATAGGTATCATTTGTAATATCCTTTAAGTTTTTTGTTTTAAATGTTTTTTTATATTTAAGGATATATCTTAAGACTTTTTAATACTTTTATTTAAAGGATACAACAACAAAGATATACATTTTAGGTGTTATTATAGGGTTACTTAAAGATTATTTTGAATAATTAATACATCGAAAGGACTACCCCCCAACCCCCCTTCGTAGTAGAATCCCCCCGTATCCTACCACTACTCTTTTGACTTTCTCTGTGTCACCATCATAAACAACATAACGAGCTTTAATGCTCTATCATTAGGGCGAAGTATTTATTCCCCTTGCTAAGCTTATGAAAAAAAATAAAAGGGGCCCTCCCCAGAGCACCTCCTCAACCATCCACTAAGGACAGTCAAGGGGTGCTCCGAGGAGGGTTGTTTTTGTGTTAAGCCAAGAAACCTTCATGCCCATTGACAGTACCACGGTAGTAACCGTATTGTGGTACCCAGACGAGCTTGTAGTCTTGTCCTTGGTATTGCACTATTAGTTTACCAGCTTCCACATCATTTATGGTCTTTACCCAAACTTCACCAAGGGAAGAGTTTAGGAAGTAAAATAGTTCATCCATAATCTTATAAATCCTCTAGACAGATGATTTCAACTTTATTAGGGTTGGGTAGTTTAAGAACATCTTCTTTGTATTTCTTAGCTACAACAACAATAGGGAATCTCCCAGACTCGATAAATCCTACATGGCTGATGGCCTTATAGCGATACATCGAATAAGGTAGAGCACCAACCTCTCGTGTTAGGTTAGCTGAATACTGCTCAACAGGGTCTGTTACTACAAACTCCTTAGCAGGGTCTTTCCAAAGAGACTTTAGTAGCTCTCTGGTGTAATCATCGATACCATAAATAGCGACAACAGCTAGATCACCATAGAGACTGTTGTATCTAAGCTTGGCTCCCCCAGGGTCGTGCTTAAGTTTGAGCTTCTTAGAGTCTTGTGAACCCTTGGGGCGACCCCTGCCTCTATTATTAGTTTCATCTTTCATTATCATAGTTCCTCCAGTAGAAGTCCTTCATAACCCCCCTCGACTAGTTTGAATACTTGTGGTACCGTTCTTGCTCCGAGGTCTTCCACCAAGAAGTGTTTCCATACCGCATTAGCTACATCACTACCGGTTTGTACATCAACATAAACATACATGACACCTTTATCCTCTAGTAGAGCTTTAGCTTTTTCACAGTAGGGGCAGTCAGCCTTTCCTATAATGAAATACATTTCATTTCTCCATTGTCTTTTGAATAGATTACTTTAGATATATTGTTATAAACAATACAATTACTACAACCTTCGCAAGGAAGAGATAGTCCAAAAGTCCCATCTTGTTTAATCCTTAATACATATAGTTCTGTTCTTGAGAGGTTATCAAGCTGTTTCTTGGCCTTATTAATTGCGTCTACTTCAGCATGTAAGTAGATTGCTTCCGCGTGCTTACTATAGAGAGCAGCTTGGGGGTGTGTCTTATCTTGGTTCTTTCCAATAGCTACTATCTTCCCTTTATGGATTACAGCAGCAACGATTCTAACTCCAAAAACAGGGCTATGAGCTTCGGCTTCTTTCTTAAGTCGATTCAGAATATTATTCTTCACCTGAGACCTCCAAAGCATACATCTAGTGTTCTTCCTTTATAAAAGCAAGTGCTGATTCCAGTAAGCTAATAATATCATCATGGTTTAGTTGGAAAGAGGAGGCTACCACTAGACCTCTTGTTTCATCAAGGCTAACAGCGATACCATAACCGCCATTTTCCTCAATAGCGTCTAGTACAGAATCTACTGGGTTAAACATATCCTCAACAAACCCTTTTGACTCTTCGATAACCTTCGGGTTTTTCAGGAAGCTACTGATGTTTACTAGGTTTGATTCCGATTCATCAGACATTAGTATTTATCTCCCTTTGTATAGTCTCCATAGATACTGCCGTTTTCTTTAATCTTCTCATCTTCGTAAGGGGCTACTACACAACGATAGAACTCCATACTAGCTCCCGATAGCGCACCCATGACATTGTTCATATCCTGATAGCGGGCACCACCTTCAATATTATCAAGGTAGTAGTCAATCATACGAGCGATAAGATATTGTAATTCACCTGCGTTCTCAGGTGGGCATGAATAGATAGCACCGGTTACACCACCAAGATCATCACGGGTTTCTTGTGTTATATAGGGCATTGTTTTCTCCATTTATTAGCTAATAAGAGTAGTTTATACACTTACTCAGGTGTTTAGATTAGAAGGGTAGCCAACCGAATTGTGTTAGCAGCCATAGGTTTAGCCAAACTACACCAAGGTTAATGGCAACCCGGAATACAATCCCAAGGGCAGCACCTGCTCCGAAAGCAATATCTTTCTTCATTTTATTTCTCCAAACTTGATTGCACAGCCTTAATGGCGAGTAACTGTGCGTTTCTTGTTTCAATATTAGTTGTTTGAGCCATGAGAATAGCTCGTGCTTGTGAACGAATAAACTCTACACGTTCAAGTACATGGGGGTTTTCAAGACCAAACCCAGAGTTTAAACCGTTCTCGACAGCTACACCGACAGAGATAACACCCCCGGCATTAGCGATAAAGTCAGGAATATACAGAATGTTGTTAATAGCAAGGAACTTACCCGTATCAATCTTATCCAACTGATTATTGGCTGCTCCACAAACTGCAAAAGCCTCTGTATCTTTAATCCATTCCTTTGTTACAGTTTCACCAACAGCACAAGGGCAGTATACACCGGGGAGATAACTAATGTCCTCTGGAGCAGCAAAAGCGTAACCATGATAAGAAGCCATAGCAAGTGCTTTATCCTTGTCAATGTCAGATACACAAACATCAAAGCCAGCATCCTTACAGTACTTAGCAAGACGAGCACCGACTTTACCGAGACCTTCAATGTTAACTGTCATCTTAGAGGCATCTTCAATATTGCTAAAGGTTTGTAAAGCAAGTAAACTTTGAAGAACACCATAAGCAGTAGATTCACTACAGTCACCACCATCTTCGTTAAAGACAACCTTGTCCGAGCCAGACTCTTGAATATCAAACATACAACCATTATTAGTATTCATATCAGGAGCGCCGTAGTACTCTACCCCCAGTTCGTCATTAACATAGTTAAGGAACTCAGCGAACTGGTCAGAAACTTCGGAGTTCCATTCAGCTGCTACAATGACAGACTTGCCACCACCGAACGGAAGTCCGGCAGCAGCATTCTTGTAGGTCATACCTTCTGAGAGTCGCAAGGCGTCTACAACGGCCCCAACAGGGCCATCGTAAGCTTTCATACGTATTCCACCAAGAGCTGGACCGAGCTCAGTATTGTGTATAGCAATAACTGCTAGAAAGTTTGTATCGTTATCCGAAGCTACCACAACAAGCTCGTGCCCCGGTGAATCAAACAGTTTATATTCAATCATTAGTTTATCCTACAATGCGTTGAGGCTTAATGACCTCATCAATAATGTTGTATTTCTTAGCTTCTTTAGCATTCATAAATGCATCAGTGGGTGATAGAAGCTTCTTACGAATTTTACGACGGGTAAGCCCTGTGCACTCTTTATAGTGGTCCTCAATCCAGCGAGACATCATCTCATGAGATTTCATAGCGCCAAAGATTTCGTGTTGCTTACCACCTACACCGCCTGCATACTGGTGAGACATAATCTCAGAGTTAGTAGTAGCCATGCGGTAACTGCCAGCCATTAAAGTAATAACACCACATGACATTGCAATACCGGAAGCCAGGGTATCTACAGGAATAGAAGACATCCACATAGAATCGATCAGCATCTTACAAGAATCTACACGACCACCGGGGCTATTGATAATAAGAGTAAGTCGCTCGGGGCGCACTTCATCAGACATCAAGTTATACTCATAAATGCTGTTCACAATAGGTAGGATGTTATCATTGTTAAATACACCAGAAAGAAGTAGTACACCGTTTGCCCGTGATATGTGTCCCAGAGCTGGCATGGTGAAACCCTCAGATTCCATGGTGTCTTCCTCTTCTTCCCCTGTCTCCTCTTCAGGTTCTTCTTCTTCAAATACTTCGATTTCTTCCTCTTCCTCAATGTCGAGAGAGCGAATGAAAGGGGATTTATTTTGTGAAAAGCGATTAAACATATTTGTTTTCCTTAGATAGATTCAATAATTGGCTTTGATTTCTTTTTCAAATTCACGTAGACGTTTTGCTACAGAGAGAAGCTCAATGATAGTTGGCCAGCTCTTTAGAATAAACTGCATAGAACCCTCTACACGACCAAAAGCTCTAATAATCTGCTGCATAACCCCGAGGGTGATTACCCCGCCCACAATGGCAGGAGCAAGGAAGATGTAAGCAGTTAGAACATTTGCCTGTAGGTAGGCCATACGTACTACGTTAAATTTAAGGTACTGGAAGTAGCTATAGTAATGGACTCTCCGTAGTGATTCATAAAGTTCTGCGATTGTCTTTGGACGGAAATTTCCATCTTCAGCAATGACGAGGGCCTTCCTGTAAGCCGCCTCTCGTGCTTGGATATCATACTCAATACCGACAAGTCGCAACAAGTAACCAGAAATAACAAGGGCAACAGTACCAACAACGCTCCAAAGTAGAGCTCCTGTAACAAGTCCATATTCCCAGTCTCCAAACCAAAGGACACTAATACCTGCGCCTAGACCAATCAGGATAGGGAAGAACTCTATAATAATCATAACACTCTCAATCAAGGATACACCGAGATTCTCAACGATACGTGAGAACTTGATAGTATCCTCTTGAACACGTTGGGAAGCCCCCTCAATAGAGGAAGCTTTATCGTAGACAGAGTGATACCACTCCACCATACTAGTGCGCCACCGGAACAGGAAGTGACTAGTGAAGAATGCACTAAAGATTGCGATACTAACCCAGATACCAGCTAGCTTGCCAAAAGACAGCAAACCGCCCGTGTACTCAGTCATAGTAATGCTGCCCGGTTTGGTCAGGGCATTCTGAATCATATCATAGAATGTTCCGAACCACGTGTTGATAGCTACGTCTACCTGAACTTGAAGGTAAATCATAGTAAGAATAAAAACTGCACCAGCATACGCCCATACAGCCCACTTTTTAGTTTTGAAGAAAAGAAACATTTATTTAGTCTCCGATTCTGCCCCAGTTGGCGTAACGTCTTCTACCTTCCATGGGCGTTGATTTGAAGGATCTTCCAAAAGTTCTTCTCCACCCCCAACTTCAGGATAACCGCCGCCCTCTTGCATCTCCTTAGCTTCTTCTAAAGCCTTAGCTAACTCTCTGTCATAAGCAACTCTTATTAAACGCTCTTCATCGTCCACCCTTAACCAAACAAGTATCGTATCATCTACCATTACCATATGGTGTCTGTATTCAAACTTATCTGGGATTTCTCTAGACTGAGGTGCCCCTAAGTTAATAATGTAATGATGCCCGGCTAGGCCAGACAACCCAAGCATTACGGGGAAACAAACCAACTTAATCATAAACTTGATATTAGACACATACACAAGATAAATTATTAGAAGTGTCATAATAATACTTAGTGCTACAATATATATCATGGACGGGAACCTTCTACAGATTTACGGATTGGCTTTTGTATCTTGTCATTCAAGTCAACAACTTTACCGTTTACAACTACAAAAGTAATTGCAGTATGTTCCTCACGTGCCCTTTTTAAAATAATATCACCAGTCCATACTTCATTATAAGGGCTCAACATCGTTACAGTGACCGATACCTTTTCCTCTCCCACAAACTTGAAGGAGAACATGTGAATATTAATGGTATATTCACCATCAGGTAGCGCAGTAAAGTTTACAACTTCATAGTTACGCAGTACTTTCCTTTCTTCGCCATTAACAACATAGGTATCATTCTTGAGGCCAAGGTCATCACGATCTAGTGATACGTAACCACTCTCCTCATTAGAGAAACCTACAATAGAATTTGGGGATTCTACCCACAGGTCAACATCGTGCACAGAGCTGTCATCCCAGCGCATTTGTACCATCATCATTACTGGTGGATCAACTTGACCCTGTTTTGATATTGGGTTAATCATCAAAAAAGCAATAATGAAAAGAGAGGTAAAACCAACAAGAAGATTAAACAGCAGGTCAACAAAAGCTAGATTACTTGAGTACTTCCTCATGTGAAATCTCCGTTAGATTAAATTCACGGTCAAGATATTTGTATTCTACTTTAGTGGGTTCCCACACCTCAATGTGTTCAAGAACAGCATTATAGTCAATGGGGCCACAGGTATATACGTCTAGTTGGATTAGTGCAGGGTCTGGTTCAGTCCATACCTGGCAAGACATATGAGAAGTCTCACTGACTACAACACAGGTTGGGCCAGCATTACCGGGAACGTCTACACAAGCAGAGATAGGTCCAGCAAGGCGATTCATACCAATCTTGTCGATTAGATCAATCATCCACTGCCGAAGGCCCATCTCAGTTGGGGGCTTCTTAGCCTCAATTCGTAGGATAATATGTTTATGTACAAGCATATCAGACATTTTTCCCCTCCAAGGTTACAAGTTGAAACTTCATTGTGATTGAGGCTACTAGACCTACAAGAGAGGTTAGTAGAGCAGTACCCATGCCGGTAGCAAGGGTCTCGATGGCCTTCTTCATTGATTCTGTGTCGCCTACATCAAGACCTTGGAAGGTTGAGTAGAGGACTATCAGGAAGCCAGCCAATGTACCCACCATACCAAGAGACAACACACCATCAGCAACAAACCACTGCATATCAGAAGTAGTGTAGTCCTTACGGAAAGCCTGTGCAGCGCAGGTAACAGTGAAACCTACTAGTAAGGCGATATTTACGAAAGAAATGTAGGTGAAATCGTTTTCAAGCAAGAAGTTATGGGAATCATAAGCTACGCCAAAACCAAGAGAGATAAACATAGTAACAAATACAGTCCAGATTGTCCAACGCTTAGTCATTGAAAGTTCCTCCATTAACGAGCCACCGGTAAGCCTTAATTTCTTCTAAGCTCCAGAATAGGTCGATAAGCTCTACATCTGTAAAGCTACCGTCGAAGATTTTACTAAATTCATCATTATCAGTAAACACAGCAAACACGCTAGGTTTACCAAGGTACATAAAAGCACGGATAAACTGGCCTGAAACACCATTCTCCAACAGGAAGAATGTTTCATTCATACCGTCAATCTGGCCAAGCTTAAACTCATCAGGTGCAGTACCATCAATGTAAGAGGGATGAAAACCTAGGACACCTTGAATATCTTTATGCTTTGCCCCGAGGAACGTAACAGCACATGCAGACATGCAGGTTTTACCACGGGGTACAAATCCGCTAAGGCCCAGCTCAAGCATAACGTCGTGAGCCATATAACCTTCTTCCGCATAACCTCCACTGGAATTAAACTCAACTACTTTAGCACCAGAAATCTCGGCAATCTGTTTCAATCGCTTCGCAGTACCTTTAATATAGCCACCTTCAAACTGAATGATTGGCTCCCCTGCTTGACCTTCCCGAATTGTGAGATTCTCCGCAGAAGCAGTGCTTGAAGTAATCATAGCTAGTGATACGATAGTTGCCCCTAGAAGGGATTTGAATACTTTTTTCATAATTTTCTCCTTTTGGATGTAAGCAGTTTAGACACATGCTTAGGTGTAAACTTAGGCGCTGGCCTCAGTGACCAAACTTATCAGCCTAAGTCTATCTCTACGTTAGGTCTCCTGTTTATTAGATTTCGCAGCCACCTGCGCTACAAGCTAGAGTCTGTGAACCTTCAGTATTATCCTCAAACTCATAGTCTGAGAGCTTAGAGAAGTCTACAGTAGGCATGGCTTCAACAGCAGCGTTATACTCTTCTTCAGTGCAGGGAGTATAAGGTGCCTGCTCATAGGTGTGATCTGAGTAAGGCAAGAAGCTAATGCCAGTTACCACATCAAAGTTTTTATAAACCCAATCACCTACTTCAAGCCACTCGTGTTCTTTAACATAAACAGTTACCGACACAGAGTGTTCTGCCCAGTGTTTCTTGAACAAAAGCCAGTTTTCCAGCTGTTCAATAGCAGTCTGCTCAGAGGCAAGAGTTGCACCCCCGGGTGACTTAATTGGGAAGTAGAATACTGTTGTTCGATTGAGGTTCATTACATCAGGTTCATTTGGAACCCCTTGAGCCTTAAGAAGGTGTGTCAGGGGGTCAGAATTGGACTGACGTACTGCTCGAATATAATACGGTGAAAAGCGACCGTGAATACCAGAGGAGCTATCCACTAGTTGGCTAACAGTACCCGAGGGTTTGATAGTAGTAATGGCAGTCGCAGGGTTAATGCCCAAGCGTAGAGCATACTCTTTATTGACTTCAATAGCATGACCCTTCATTTCCTCTAGCAGTTTAGGTTTAGGATTGCGTAGAATCTTACAGTCTTGAATACCGGTCAGGGAGACCCCTAACAAACGCTCTTCTTCACAATTCTTCTTCCAGATACTACGAACATATTTGAAGTCAGTCAGGGAAGATTGGAGCGTACCAAGAATAGTAGCAATACGGATTTTACGAAGTAGTTCTTCTTTTGTGTCATCTACACGACAAACTACTTCTGAAAGGTTACAAAGTTGGTTACTACGAAGGGCAATCTCTGCGCAAGGGTTAAGGCCCACAATTTGCGAACCATCACGACGTTCTGGGGCAAAGTTCTGTAGGCCATAACGTGATACAATACCACGCTCACCTGAGCCAGATTTAATCAAGGAAATCCACTCATCCATGAAGACCATGATTGATGGTTTGCTTTCATAAGCCGCCGAGTTATTAGCAAGAGAACGTTGTGGATCCGTTTCCCACCAACGACCAGACTTACAGTCACGGGTCTCGGGGTCTCCAAGGTCGGAGATAGAAATTAGTGCAGAGCGGCGGACACCACCTACAACAACAACTTCAGCAATTTTACATACAAGATCATGTACTTCAATGGATCGAAGCTTACGACCAGCAGCCTTTCGGAAGGTCGCCTCAGTGAAGGCAAAGAGTTGTTTCAAAGGCTCAGGTCCGGAAGCACGACCACCCATAGTTTTAAGGCGGGCACCTTCTGGTCGAATCTTAGAGTAATCCCAGGAATGGACGTTACCGAGATAGAGTTCAGCAATAAGCTTACGGAGAGCCTTAGCCCAACCCTCGGAAGAGTCTTCTACAAGGATTACTCGTTCGGTTTTATTAAAGGTATCATTTACAATAGGTAGTTTGTTTACATACTGAGATTCAGCTGAGAAGCCTACACCAGTACCCGCCATAAGAATATAAAGAATCTCATCGAAGACACGGATATTATCGGCTACAGCAAATGAGCAGTTATAACCTCGGAAGTTGTTCTTAGCAAGAGCATCACCAGCTGCCCACATGGCTCGCATTGAAGGCATTACTTCCCGATTGTAGATAGCAGTCTGTAGCTCTTGGAATTCTTCTTCGGTCAACACGTTGTTGCCAACCTGTTTCCGCCAAAAACCAACAAGTCTGTCTACCGTTTCAGACCACGACTCACGACGCCCTTCGACGCCTAGAAAACGTGAGTACCTGCTTAAGTGGATGAATTGTTCGTAAGGTGTCATTATAGTTATTTCCTTGTTTTTTATTAGTTAAGCTTTTCTTCAAGCTCTTTTAGCATATTTGTTTTTGATTGGCGGCGATCAAGTTTGATACCGTGAGTTTCTTCTGCCCACTCATCAATTTGACGCTTGGTCATAGCTTCAAAGTCAACTTCTTCTTCAGTTTCAAACTCTGCCTCAAGAATAGAAGCATCAATATCCTCATAGATACGTGATTCATCAACAGAGAGTTCTTCTTCCAGGATTGGCTCACCAGCTACATCTTTGTTCTCGGGGCTGCAGCTGCCCGTTGTAATTACAAACCAAGCGTCCTTCAGGAAAGCTCGTTCTTCATCGCTCCACTGTTTGCGTACGTCTGGGTCTTTCAAGAATACAGTCAAGTGACCTTCGTTCTTAATACGACCATACATAAAATTGTTTGCATATTTCCATGCTTTTTCGAATTTAGGGTTTAGTTCCATCAATTTAACATTCCTTTATTTTTAGATTCTAAAGCTGCGAGCATATCTGAAAAGTTCAAAATATACCCCTGCTCTTCCTTTGAAGACTTGTCAAAACCTTCCATTACCCCTGAGATATATCCCATGTCGGTTTCGTTTAATTGAATCTTTTTAAAATTCTTAACAACAATAGCTGCCAACATAGAAAGTGCAAATTCTGTTTCTGTCATACTCTCTTAAATCCCTCTGATTCTTCTTCAAACTCGTTAGAACCCCTTGACAGGCGTCCGGTATTAAAGTTGTATAGTAGGCTTCCGGATGGCCCGGTTAACCCTGTGTATCGGCACTTCAGTACCTTAGTCTTAATAGTGTTACGTTCTTCAACATCATTTGAACCCACGTTCCTCGCAAAAGCAATGATATCCATACTGATTTGCTTAATCGAGCCAGAACCACGGATATCATCCATAGCTGGAAGTTTACCTTCTTCAAAAGATTTACCCTTATTGTCTGTTTTACGCAGGTGACTAATCAGACCAATCCATACATTGTATTTCTTTACAAGGCGAAGGAGTTGATTCATGATAAGATCGATAGCTTCATTGCCGGTGAGACCCTCAGCTCCTTCCGAAGCAAGGATTGTAATATGGTCAACAAAGATATACTTTGCGCCTGTGAGACACATGTACTCTAGGAAGTCCATAATAGAGCCATCACTTATACTGCCTTGGTGGTCTAGGACAAGCACCCTGTCATCACCGAAAAGCCTTTCATAGCCTTCTCTCAGCTCTTCTAAGGGAATCTCCTCGTTAGCAGGATTACGATTAAGTGCCATACCTGACATCTTACGAGCTGTCTCTGCTGGACTTTCCTCAAGAGACACGATACCTACTTTTTCTTCTGTTGTTTCAAGTAGATGTACCGCAATCTCCCGTAGTAGTGTTGATTTGCCTGAGCCAGTTCCAGAAGTCCATAGTGTGATTTCACCGAAGCGCATACCCTTTAGCTTATCATTTAAGCCTTCCATAAAAGGTGGGTATGGTACCGATTCAATCTCATTATACTTTTCTAGTTGGTCCCAGAGTTCTTCTTTACTTAGGATACCCGCAGGAGTATAGTTGGTAGCATCATAAACTGTCTTTAGAACCTTGTCAGGTTCCTTAATCCAGAGATCTGAAGCATCCTTCTCTGTAGACTTAGCAATTTTAACCTTGTCATAACCAATGATACGGGCGGCTTCCTTCATCGCCTCTTGTCCAGCATCATCCTTGTCAAACCATAGGATTACTTCTTCAAAGTTACGTACCCACTCTCTTTCTTCAATCAGGTCTTTAACCGATGAAGCAGAACGAATAGATACAACAGGATAGAAAGTCTTATAACGTTTATACCAAGCTGATTGGATAGCCATTGTATCCATCTCGCCCTCGGTGATAACAAGACGTTTACCCCCGTTATAGTTGTGTTGTCCGAAAAGACCACCTCGAACCTTCCCGATAGACGAGAATGTTTTTGGTAGATTTCTAACCTTATAACCGGACAATTCGTTATTTGTATAGTAAGGGTAATAGTGAGCATCGATGTGCCCATCAAGGTCATAAGAAACCTTTACCTTGTAGTGTTCAGCAACTTGCTTAAAGACCCCTCGCTCTTTAAAACCACGAGTAGGGAAATCATCACGAACCTCTCCAATCGAAACCCAGCTGTTACCTTCCACAGGTTCGAAGTCATCATCTTTCACTGCCGTTACTCCTTGGGGTGCTTGGTGAGATTTTCGACAAGAGAAGCAGAAGGTGGATCCATCTTCATAAATCTGAAGAGGGTCTGAACCACCACAATCATTACAAGGTTGATTCTTGGTCACAATACGTCCCATTAGAACCTCCGTTTTATGTTCCTTAGAAAGTTTCTTGTACGTTCCGTTGGTTTCTCTTTAGGTACAAATCGTATCGCTGCAATTTGTCTGTTATAGAATCGAGGAGTAGTCCCGTCTTCAAGATACTCGGTCATTGACTCTGATACCATCTGACAGTAGGCTTCCGCATAGTATAAACCACCTTTCGTAGTATAAGTGTCAACTATTGTGAACTTAAACTTATCATGTCCAAACTTACCAATATCCTTGTTTAGATGGGTTGAAGATCCTGTGTAGGTTCTCCAAGCCATAGGTTTACCGTAAGTTTTAGAGGATTTCTTACCCATATGTCGAAACTGTTTTTTCCCCCAGTAGAACTGGTTATTTATAGTATTCTGAATACAGTAAAGAAATCCAAAAGATTTTTTCACATCAATTTCAAAAGAACATTTCCAATGCCCCAACTCTTCATTTGATTGCATTGTTATACTTTTCTTTTGAGACCTTAAAGTGATCGTTCATATGACGCCAGATATGGATTAGTCGCCCATTCCAAATCATAGCTTCGTAACCCAAATCACCATAGTGATCATGGTAAGCCCTACAAACAACATCCTGACGAGATTTACGGTCATTACAACCAAGAAGTAGCTTCTCAGCTTTAACAGGTCCACACTTAGGGATTCCGGGAATAGCATCAACACTATCACCCATTAGTACTTGTTTCCAGTAGAACCAATCAGCCCAGTCTTCTTCAACAACATAGAACTCTTTCTTACGAGGATTCCAATGATGTCCGGGAATACAGTCAAGGTCTTTATCAACAGTAACAACAACACGATTCATTCCTGCTTTATCTGCTTCTAGAGCCCAGATACGTACTTGGTCATCTGCTTCATAGCCATTGCATAAGTAGCTACCAGGAAGTTCAGAAGCCCAAAGCTTTAGGTCATCAAACCATTCTGCTTTGTTATTCTTCTTTCTGTGTCCCTTATATCCGGGATGGATTTCCAAACGATAGTTGTTCGGTCCTCCGAAAGCCATACAGTAGTCACTAGCAAAGACACTTTCAAGACTGTCCTCAAGAACATTCTCAAACTTATCTTTAGCTTCTTTCAATGTATCACTACCCCACATACTTAGGTATAGAAACACATCCCCATCAATTACCGATAAGGTCATTATAAAACTCCTTTAATAGTTATATTTAGGGGGGTCTTTGGTCATTAAGGCGAAGTATTTTTTTGATTTACTATTCAAGGGGTTAGATCGCACAAATCTCAACAACATCGTAGGTTTCTAGAGTGATGTGTTTGGCGACTTCCCTCCAAGTTGTTGCCCCGTCAATACCCATACACACCCAATCATTACATTCATCCTCACAGATTACCTCAAAGTTAGAGTTTTCTTCAACTTCACCATAGCACTCAACACGGTCACCTTTACGGTTAACTGCGATATAATCAGTCATCAAGCTTCTCCACTTCTATTTTAAGAATTGACATCATGACAAGACCTGCCTCATCATGAGCAGCGCAGTAAGCCATCTCCATGTACATCATATCAAACTTCCCCATAACTTTAACCCCCTTTCAGGTCTTCGTTGAATTGCTTAACCAAAGCCTTGGCTTGTGCCTTGGAATCAACAGTACAGATGTTAGTCTGAGATAAGTCTTCATTAATTAGTACTATGAAAAACTCTTTATTAAGCTTAGACTCAAGCCATACAACTACTGGTTCATTTGCCATTAATAGCCCTTTCTTCAAGTTTAATAATACTACGGCGCATAATCGCTTCTAAGCTGGAACCCCGCCGCGCTGCAATACGGGAGACATACCAAAGTACATCAGAGAGCTCGTCTAGTAGTGCTTCAGTACGGTCGGTATCCACGCGGTCTACTCTCTCCTCCTTGAGCCACTCTGCCAGCACTTCCCCTACCTCTGAGGCTAGTCCAGCCATAAGTACAGACTCTGGTGTACCCTCTACTTCGAAGATACCCGCAACCTCTTCGTAAACTTTTGTCTTATTAGTCATAAGTTACTTCCCACTCCTCTTCAATCATGTCTGCAATAGTGCTAAAAGGTTTACCTTCGTCATTCATATCAATACCTTTACCCTCCACCCCACCAATTATATTAGTGAGCTTGATGTAGGTCTCACGAGGACCTTCGTAAATTTCCAAATCCCCATCTTCTACACACACCTCGGGCTCTTCCCCTAGCACTACACTACAGAACACACCAAGACAGCAATAGCCCTCTTCTCCGTCTTCTGTAAGACCCTTAAGGGTTCCTTGTACTTGTTTGTACTTTCCGCTCCGTAGGGCTTCTAGCCATTCAGTTTTCATTTGTTGTTTGGTTTTAGTTGTCATCTTTAGATTCCTCTTGGTTTTCAATTACTACCTTAGCATCACCCACCAGCTTACCATCTTGCACTTGCCCTGTGACTTTTCCATAGCATTGCAGATCATCCAGCCATACTCGCTGCGTGAACGTCTTGACGGATGGTGTTGGTTTTACGCGGTATGTGGATGATAAACTGAACAACGGCTCATTTACTAACAACCAGCTACTACCTATCCACATTTCAACCCCCCCATCACACTCTTGCAACGCTTTTTGTGTATCATCATCCAGCAATCCGAACGGCGTTGTGATGGTAGTCAGGTCAACCGTTGGCGTTGCGCGTGAGATTAGGTGCCATTGCGGGTTACCTATTGACCACGTAGAGACGGCATTAACTGAATCATCCGGCCATTCAGTTCGGCCAATCGCATACCCTTGATTGACGTGATCAACGGTGAATCTTGTTCCTTCTGCAGTCTCAAACACATCGCCCGGTTTAGCGTTCCACCCTTGCAGTGATTTCAGTTCCATCTTTAGTTTCCTATTCAGTTTGTTTCATTCCAATATACGTTCTCAAGAATACTCTCAGCAAGCTTAAGAACCTTAACCAGTTCCTCTTTAGACACCTTATTGTCAGTATCCTGCACAACCTTGTAGTCACAAAAAACAGGAGACTCAAGGACGTCTAACCACTGATCGTCTTCATCATAAACCCCATGAGAATGCAGGTTAGCGTACACTAGGAAGTACTGTTTGTTGTACTCTACTTCTACTTCGTACTGGTGAGTGTTGTTCATTGCTTTAGTGTCCTTTTGTTTAACTTATAGGCACCTTACGTTGATTCTAGTTCTTTGTCAACTACTTTAGGCATGTCTTTAAGCATTTCCTCAAGCTTAGAGGCTCCAAGAGGTTTACGGACCTTATATCGAACCACACGTACTATTAGATCCCCTTCTTTTCGGACATTACCACCATTCCAGCTAGTATTATTTCCCATAACCACCCCTTCAGCACATCTTTCATTAATCACCTTAAAGTTCTTAGGGGCAACCGCAAAAGGTTTGTCAGTCTCAACCTTAACATACCAACCTACAACAGGACAACCTTTATGGTCGTGTTGAATCCAGTCTGTCCATCCGTCTTTATTGAACTTGAGGTTCATCTTAATTACCCCTTACTAGTTTCACAAACTCATATACCCCATAAAAAGTGCCTGCAAAAATAAAAGCTACAAGCATAAAAGCTACCCAATTAAGTTGACCCCAAGGCACAAAGCTTTCTGCTCCTGTGCAGATGTTGTGTACT